GAAGCCGACCTTGCCGGACGGCGACGTCGTGCCGGGGAAGAGCGTCAGCGCGGCGCCCGAGAGCGGCAGCGCGTCGACGTTCTGATAGGGCGAGCCCGGCCCGATGATGGCGCCCGCGCTGGTGGCCGCGACGAGCGTCACGGTCGCCGCCGAGGCCGCGCCGGTCACCGGCGCCGCGACGACGAACTGCTTGAGGGTGCCGGTCGAGAGCTGCTGGCCGGGATTGACTTCGTTGACCGCGGCGATGTTGAAGACGTCGCCCTGGAGGAACGTGTCGCCGGTGGTGCAGGTCAGCGCGATCGTGGTGGCGCCGGAGAGGGAGGTCGTCGCGACGGTGACCGCGCCCGCCCAGGTGCCCGCCGTGTGCTGGTAGAGGCTCATCGACTGGTAGGAGTCGAAGTTGACGGCCTCGCCGAGCGAGCCCTTCTTCCACATCTGCGTAATCGCGGACGCCGGGTGGAACTGCGAGACCGCGCCGGCGCGCAGCGCGCGCGTCAGCGAGGGCGTGAGAATCATGCCGCGCTCGAGATCGGTCGGGCAGCCGATCTCGGTCAGCCGCTGATCGGCCGCGCCGAACACCGCATCGAAGGTGGTCGAGTTGGTGCCCAGGGTGCCGACGACGTTCGGCGTATTCATGCGCGCCCAATTCGCCGCGCGCAGTTCGATCTCCTGGCGGATACGCGCCATGGCCGGCTTGAGGATGGTCCGACTCACCTTCTCGTCGCCGCGCGGGAGCTTCATCGCCTGCTCGGCCGAGTCCCACTCGAAGTGGACGCCGAACGCCTGGTCGACCGTCACCGTGGTGTGGCGATCGATGATCGGCTGCGGCTGATAGCCGAGGCCGTTGGTGATCAGGAACTGCTTGGGCAGCGGGATGCGCACGGTCTCGCCGACCGTGAACTCCTTGGTGAACTCGCTGTTGTAGTCGGTGTTGAAAAACGGGGCGATGACGAGCGGGTTGGTCAGGAGTCGCAGGGACTCCAGCGACAACCAGTCAACATATTCGAGCGCATTCATGGGGATTTAGGCCTTGGCCGCCAGCTCCCGCTTGTTCATTTCGCGGATGTAGGCGCCGGGATCCCGACGGCTGATCGCGCTCTCGACGGGATCGGCACTCGCCGCGGGGCGCGTGCCGACGGTGGTCGGAGGCGCGGGGGCGCCGGGAATGGTTTTCAGGGGCGCGACGGCGGCGGATTTGCCGACGTACTGCGATTCGAGGATCCCGATCGCCCGCGCCAGGGTGCGGGGTGAGCCGCAGGCGCGCAGCGTCGCGAGATCCGCGGGATGCGTCGACAGATGCACCATCAACTGCGCCGCGACCGGCGAGTCGATGAGCTCTTCCGCGATCGCGTTGTTGACGCTGGGCTGCTCGCCGGCCGCGAGGGCCGCAAACGGCTTGAGGCTCAGAATCTCGGGACTGACCTTCTCCAGGAAGGTCGGGTCCGCGGTCCGCGCCTCGGTCAACTGCGTACTGAACGTCGCGACCCGCGTGTGCTGCACCTGCGCCTGACGCGCGGAGGCGTCCTGCTGGCGGGTGGCGTCACTCGCGGCTTTCAGCTCCTGGCGCGCGGACCAGCGGCCCAGCGCCTGCACGTACTGCTCGTAGGTGGCCGCCGGGTTGGCGGCGAGCAGGCTCTCCATCGTGGGTTCCGCATCCGTGGCCGGCGCTGAGGCGGCGGGGTGGGCAGCTACGACGGGGGCGGGTTTGTGGGCGAGCTCGAGCTCGCGCCGGAGCTGCGCGCGTTCGGCGAGCAACTCGTCGACGCGGGTGTCGGCGTTCTTCTTCGGCTTGGGGACGAGAGCGATGGCGGGCTTCGAGGCCGCCTCCGCGCCTTCGGGGGCGACCTGGACGACAGGCTCGACCGCTGGTGAGGCGGCATCGATCACCGCAATTTTGTCGGCGGGCAGCGCGCCCGAGTCACGCCACGTGGCTCGTTCCGTGGCACTGAGCGAGGCGAGGGCGTCGGAAGCACTGATCGGGGCGTCAATTGGCGTGGACGAGACGCCGGTGTCGTCGGACATGCGCACACTCACATCCCGCGTCGTCCCGCAGGCCGTCCGGTAACGATGTCGTGCGGCCAGCGGTGGACGAGACCGCGTCTAGGGCGCTAACCCGAGGCCGCACGAGCGAGTCGACGTTCCTAGAGGTGGTCGCCTTCGATGACGTTCCACCCGGCGGCCTGGTGGCGGTCCCAGGCCGCGCGTTCGGCCGGGTAATTCGCCAAGCGCGCATTTTTGTCGCGGCGCCAGGTCGCATAGTCGAGCCCGCCCCACACGGCTTTCGCGCGGAGCTGCTCGGCGGCGTTCTCGTGACGCGGGCACCAGGGCAACACGGTGCTCCGGCGGCCGTCGCCGAACTGATAGCCGGTCGGCAACGTCGCCCGCGTGCGCGCGAGCCTACGTTCGGGCATAGGCGTGCCCGGTCGGGCCGGTGAGTTGGTCGCGAAGAATCTGGAGGGCGCGGCGGCCTTCGTCGACGGTGATCAAGCCGTGGACCTGCCACGTGGCGGGCTCGCCGAGATCGGGCAAGGTGAGGGCCTCCACTGTCGGGAGGATCGCTTGCACACGCCGCAACAAGATGTCAGCGCCGATCATGAGGGTTGATGATGCCGACGGCGCCGCGGCGGCCGCAAAAGGCGCGACGGCGCGGGCGCAGGCGTCAGGCCTGTCACGCGCCGTCCAGGGAGCTACGGGATCGGCGTCGCCGGGAACGTGAAGCACTGCGTGCTGAGGCAGAAGCGGAACACGTTCTGCGGCACGCCGTTGATCAACTGCCGCTGGAAGCCGAGCGGCGTATCCAGCCACGTCACGGCGGGCGGCGGCGGCGGGAAGACGCACGGCAACGGGCCATGCAGGTTGATCGCGCCGGCGACCTCACACGTGGTCGGCGGCGGCGGCGGGGGCGGCGGCGGGTAGACGCACGGCAGCGGCATCCCGGTGTTGGTCGCCGTCGGGTCGGTACAGAGCGTGGGCGGCGGGGGCGGCGGCACGCCCGGCCCGACGGTCAGGTTGAACACCTGGAGCGCCGTGTTGTCGTTGCCCTGGCCGTCCGGCTCTTGCCAGAACGCCACGATGTTGTGCGTGCCGGAGCCAATGACCGCCGGGTCGAAGGTAATCGGGAATGAGAGGAACGACGCATTGCCCTGAAAGTGCTGCGGGGGCGCGATGTCGACGCCCGGGATGCCGTTGTGAATATCGACGTCGCGCCGCAGCGAGAACGTGCCGTCGGGAAACTGGAAGCCGGGGATCCCTTCCAGCTGCGCGTACGCGTAGAAGAACCCTCGCGTGGTCCACGGCGCCTGAATCGGGGCCACCGGCAGCAAGCCGACGTACGACGAAAAGACCTCGCCCATTTGGTTCCCGTAGATGTTCAGCTCCTGCCGGCGCAGCGTGTTGGGCGCGCACGCGGTCGCCACACTGGGACCTTCTCCCGTCCACGGCTGTTCCGGCGCCGTGAGATCCTCGACGGAATAGAGCGATCGAATCGCCACCAGCGGCACCTTGTCGCCGTTCGCGTAGAACGTGGTCACGCCGACCTGAAACTGGAACCACCCGTGGAGCGGCACGGTTGAGACTTGGGGAAACGAGTCCATCCGCCGCAAGAGGGGATCGAACACGAAGCGGACGTTCCACTGCTTCAGGCCCATCGGATCGCCGCGCATATCCGGCGCGGTGCTGGTCCCGGTGTCCGCGTAGATGACGTCGCGAATCTGGCCGAGGGGGCTGATGAGATCGCCCACGGTGCCGTCGGTGTGGAACGCCTTGATCGTGCAGCTCATGGCAATCGGCGCCCCGATCTCGCCATAGCGCGGGATGGCGCAATCGAGATGCGTGTGCGCGATGGTCGGGTTCGCGATGGAGAGCCCAACGGGGAGCAGTGGATACAACGACGGCACTTCCGGCATGCCGCTGCCCGGCCGCCAGTGGCACTGCGACGAGTCCACCGGCCAGTCCGCCGGACTCGCGTACGCCGCGAGCTGCGGATGGTTGTGGAGCGGAATCACCTGCGCGTCGCCGACCTGCGCGAAGGCGAAGAGCGCCGCGGCGACGAGAAGCACGAGCTTACGCATTTGGGGACCCTGTATCTGTGGGAGGTTCGGGCGCGAGGTCCGCGGCTTGCTGCCCCGCTTCGAGCGCGTGGGCCTGGCCCTGGTCGGCGGCCGCGGCGGCGATCGTCGCGCCCTGCTGCCCCGCCTCAAGACTCTGCGCATGGTCGAGCGCGTTGATCCCGACTTCGTGCGCCTGGTCGCGCGCCTGCGCGGCGACGTCGGCCGACGCGAGGCCGAGGCGCGCGCGTTCCTCGAGGAAGAGATCCAGCCGCGTGACCTTGGCCGCTTCTTCCGCGGTGGCGAGCTTGAGTTCGCGATCGGCCTTGCGGTCGTCGAGCTCGGCGCGGAACAGCCGCTCCTTGCTGGCGATCTCCAGGACGGCGATCTTCTCGCGCGACGCGGACTCGACCTGCTTGGTCGCGATGATCTGGCCGAGCTCCTGGACCTTCTGCCCCGCCGCCTGCAGCTGCTGGTGCATCTGCGCGGCCTGTTGGGCGAGCTGCTTCGGATCGCTGTCGCCGTTGGCCTTGGGCGCGATGATCTCGGCCATCTCGTCGCCGATGGGCCCGACGTTCTTCAGGCGAATGGCGGCGGCGACGAGCTCCGCGGTTTTCTGCGGGCCGACGGCTTGGAGGATCTGCGCGCTGCCAATGATGGTGTCGGCAAACGCGGACGAGGCTTCCCGTTCGGAGGCCATCGCCGGGCCGACCGAGAGCGTCACATCGTGATCGGCATCGGGCGGGATCGTGATGTGCGCGGGATAGCCGGCTTTTTTGTTGGTGGCGAGGTGCGGCAGCGGCTGGCCCTGCGCGTCGGTGGTGCGCGGGTCGTTGATGCGCACCAGCGTCGACGTGTCGTCGGGCTGCCGGACGGAGGTCTCGCGCGCGGTGTCGTAGTAGTGCGGAATCAGCTCGACGAGCAGCTGGCCGACGCGCGTCACGGATTCATCGTAGTGATCAACGAAGTGGAAGCTGCCGGTCTGCGCGCTGTCTTCCATCTGCTTGAGCGCGACGCCGGATTTTTCGTTGTGGCGCTGGGCCTGCGTCGGGAGCGGGCTGCCGCCCATCGCCGCCTGGATGGATCGCCGCGCGGCTTCCGCGCCCGCTTCGAGGGCCTGGATCGGCGGTTCGAAGCGGTTCTGCACCGGGAGCGGCAGCACCTGGCCGTCGGGGAGCCCCGCGATCGTGTGGTTGGCGAAGAGTGCCGCGACGGGCTCGTGCAGCGACTTCTGGATCTCGATGAGTTGATCCGGGCTGAGCTGCCCTTCGTACGCCCAGACGGGATTCTTCGTCGTCGACCCGACGATCTCCGCCTCGCACGTCCGGTAGTAGCAGTACAGCATGTAGGGCCCGAGGCCGAGGCGCACCATCGAGTGGATGTGGCGCTTCGATCCGCTGCCCTCGTCGACGTAGAGGATTTTCCCGAAGCAGGTGACGAACGGGATGGACGTCCCCGGCCAGTCGGCGCGCTTGAGAATTTCGAGGCCGTTGGTGACGTACTGCTTGACCTTCCAGGTGCGCAGTTCGCGGGACTTCAGGATCTGATCGGAGTCCGGCATCACGAAGCCGACGTCGTCGGAATGGATCTCGCGCGGGTCCGAGGGCGGCTGACCCTCGCGCGCGGCGGCCGGTTTCAGGAGATACCGCGTGCGCTCGGGGCCGGGCTCCTTCCGCCAGCATTCGGCGACCTGGACGCGGTCGGCCTTCAGCCAGTCCTTCGCAAGCGCCTCGTGCTCGAGCGAGAAGTCCTTGACGGTCGCGCCGGGATACTCGCGCCGGAATTCCTTCTTCCCCATCGACTCGTGGTAGAAGCAGCGCCGCAGGTCGGTGCCGTCGGGGCGCAGCGCGAAGGGATCGGGCGTGAACTGATCCGGGTTGACGATCGGTTCGATGCGCAGCTCCTGCTCGTCACCGGTCTCGTGGACGTACTGCGCCTTGATGCGCAGCGCGCCGTAGCTGCGCTGGATGGCGTTCTCGGCCATCACGGTGTAGGCCTGCTGGGCGTTACTCGCGTACTCGATGTCGCGCAGTTTCCCCTGGAGGAAGCGGGCGGTGTCGTCGGTCGCGCCGCGGCCGCGGGCGGTCGCCTTCAGGCCGCGCTTGTTGCGGCGCAGGTCGTTGATCGTCTGGTTGGTGTACTGCCCGAGCTCGTCGAGCACGAGGACGGGGCGGCCGGCCTCTTCGCGGGCTTTGCGGTCCGCGGGGTCCCACGGGTCGCCGTTGATCGCGCGCATGTCCTTGGCGCCGGCGGCGCGGATGTCACGCCACTCGTCGGTGTCGCTGGTGAAGGTCTCGCGGAGATCCTCGAGGAGTTCCTGGTCGCGGCCCTCCACTAGCGCCCCACCAGGAGCCAGCGCAGGCGGCGGAGGAGCGTGCGATCGATAAACCCGGTGAGGCGCTGATCGGTCTTCAGGGCGACGTCGTAGGCGCGGTCGAACTCCCGGCTCTCCTCGACGGCGCAGGCCTCGATGGCGGCGACCCGCGCGCACAGGGCGGCGAGCTCGCGCCGCTCGGCGGCCATCTCCTCGAGATAGGACACCCGCGTCCGGAGTGGCGCGCGCGACGTCGGCTTCGGGATCAAAACGCCCTCATGAACGCCCGGTCCTGATGCGCGCAGCGCAGGAGGATCGTCCCGTCGGGCTGCCGCAGGCGTTCGATCGGTTCGGCCGCACAGCGCGGATCGAGACATTTCAGTTGAAGGCCGATGCCGCGTGTGTTCAGGAGCGTCGTCGCGCGATCGAGCAGCCGCCATTCATCTTTCGTCCAGACCTGGCGCGGACGCTCGGCCGCCAGCGGCAGTAGTAAGCCGTTGAATTCGCGAAACCCGGGCGGGACGGTGCGCGCGACGACGCCCGCGTTCACTTCGGCGCCTTCAAATGCGCGTGGACCGCCTTGAACTGTTGAATCGGGGGCAGCTGGCGAAAGCCGGGGACGGTCGCGGTCAGGTGCGCGTGGGCGACCCGGACGGCATCACTGCGAATCTTCAGCGCGGGATGGAGGACACGCGGCATGTCCGACGAGGATGGCGGGGCCCGTCGATCGGGCGCGAACGCGGGGATCGGGTAGGAGCGGCGGCGCTCCTATGAGAAATCCGGGACGCGGAGGTGTCACGCGCCGTCCAGGCGTAGACTCCGAGTGATGACCAACGGCATCCGCTGCGTCTGCGGCGGCGACACGACGGTCCTCGATTCCCGCGGGCTACAAGGCCACGCGGCGATTCGCCGGCGTCGCGCGTGCCTGGTGTGCGGCGCGCAGGTGACGACCTACGAGGTGGTGGCGGAGACCGATCTCAGTTGGCTGGTGACCGCGACGGTCACCGCGCGCTGGACGTGGCATCGGGCGCAGGCGGCGCCCGACCCTAGCCCCACTTCGACGTCGGCCGATACGGCGCCGCCGCTCGGGTGACCTGCGGCGCGACCGCGCGCGCAAACGTGAGCACGAACGCGTCGCCGTCGTCGGGCGAAGTCTCGCCGCGGGCCTGCATGTCGGCTTTGCTCTCGATCACGAGCTGCGAGCGGCTATTGAGGTGGTAGCCCGGCATCGCGAGCTGTTCACAGAGCGCGTCCTCGTCGGGGAGACTCCCGAGCAACAGGTACTCCTTCGCCTTCGCGTACATGAAGGCGCGCATGTTGGCCTGGTGGTGGTCGGGCGAGTCGCCGCCGAACTTGACCTCGTGCACGTTGGTGAACCCGAGCGCCTGTAGCCGCACGACGATCGCCGCACCAAACGCTGCGTCGACGAAGAGCGCCGCGATGTGATGGCCGGGCCGGCGGTCGCGCAGGAGCTCGGCGCAGTGGGCGATGCGCACCGAGCGATCGGGGTCCTTCTCCCCCGCCAGGCGCCAGGGCGGCAACACGTCGCCGTTCAAGCCTTGGCGGAAGCGAATGACGTTCCAGGCCTTCCCGCCGCCGGAGACGTCCATGCCCGCGATGATCGGATCGTCGGGCAGCGCGACCAGCACGCGCTTGCGCGCCAGGTCGATGCGGCCCTTATCGATGTACTGGAGCTCGCTCGCGTTGGGCGGATAGCCGAGAATGCGCACGCGCACGAAATCGGAGTCGATCCCGTAGTCGAGAATCTCGCGATCGATCTTCTCCTTGTTGGTGAAGCGCGACGTACGGCTGTCGACGCGGCGATGATTCCAGCGCGCGGCGAGGCTGCCGAAGCACACCCGATAGAACTCGCCCGTGTTGCCGGTCATCTGGCCGAGCGCGATGATCATCGGCTCGCCGTCGGTCATGCCGCCGTACGCGGTTTCCCAGACCTTGTCCGGGATCTCGCTCGCCTCGTCGAACAAGTACCCCGATGTCGCCCGCTTCGCGTGCTGCCCGGCGAACGCCTGCGCGTTCTGCTCCTTACAGCTCTGCATCTGACATTTCCACGTCGCCGAGAACGGCGTGCCGAGCGCGTCGGCGCCCTTCGCGTAGATGCCGCTCTCCATCACGTCGAACCAGGGCGCGGTGAGACAGAGCGCCGTCCAGAACTGAATCGCCGGCCAGGTGCGGGACTCCAGCTGTTTCCAGCTGCCGGCGGTGACCGTGAGATCGGAGTGCGGGCGGGTCGAGAGAATGAAATCACAGATCCAGGCCAGGAGCGCGGACTTGCCGACGCCGTGGCCGGACGACTCGGCCATCTTCACCGGCATCACCGGATCGAGGCCATTGAACGCGCGAGCCGTCAGTTCCTCGCCGAATGAGATCAGGAATTCACGCTGGTTGTCGTCGGGGCCGTCCTCGCGCTCGAGCGGGCCGGGCTCGCCCCACGGATACGCGCCGAGCACGAAGCGCAGTGGGTCGTAGTGGCAGCTCGCGACGAAGTCTTCGATCTCCTGCTCGACGGTGGTGCCGTCGGTCACGTCGTGCGCATCCGTGCCGCGTACTCGGCGAGATCTTCCGCGCGGATGTAGTAGTCGACGCCGCTGTCACGGGTCCCGATGACCCCGACGCGGTCACTGGGACTGCACCACGTGGTGGCGCGCGCCCGCAGGGCATCGGCCTCCGCGAGCGTGATGTAGACGATCCGCCGAAAGTTGGGGGTCATGCGGTCCGTTTCCGCGCCGCGACGAGCCGCGCCACGCGCGCGTCGGCCGACGTGTCCTTGAGTTCGATCTTCTCGACCAGGAGCGCGAAGTGTTTCGCGAGCAGCTCGAGCGCCTTCACCTTGTCCCAGAGTTTGAATTTGTGAATCGTGTCGGTGTGCCCGTCGTCGGGAAACAAATTGCGCTTGAGGACCTCGAAGCCGGCGAGACACGCGCCCTGCTCCGCCGTCAACTGATGTGGGTGCTTCGCCTCCCCGGTCGCGCCGTCGAAGTAGTCGCGCACGTTCACGAACGCCAGGCGACGCAGCTCCTCGAGCACGCGGGCGGCGGTCAGCCCGGCCTCCGCGATCTGGGTCGCTTTGCCGGCGGCGATGGCCGCCGCGATCTGGGGTTTCCTGAGGTTCTCGTAGCCCTGGTGATCGGCGGAGGCGGCACTATAGCCGGCACGGCGGGCCGCGGCGGCGGCATTGAGGTCGACTAAGTACTCCGCGATGAAGCGCGTTTGCTTGTCGGTGAGATCCGACGGCCCGACGGGATCGAGGACCGCCGGCGGTGGTTGACAGGGCGCAACCTTTACACCCATCCCGTGCGGCTGAGAAGACCCGGCGCGTTTGTGCGTGGCTCGCGATCCAGAGGCCGTCCGGGTCGATTTCGTCGCGGTTTTCTTCGTGGTCATGTCGGGAGCCCGCCGCGCAGCACGAGCCGATGCAGCCGGCGAATTTTCAGGAGCTTGCGGAGCGTGATGCCGTCGGGATGCAGCCGCGGCGCATGATGGACGAGGCCGAGGGCCTGCGCCACCTGGTGGGCGGTGACGTGCTCGCGTTTCAGCGCGTCAATCCGGCGCCGCGCTTCGAGCGGGCTCAGGACGGTGCCGAGGGGCCGTTTCCCGACGCGATGGGTCGCGCGCAGCTGCTGGCGATAGGTGGCTTCGGCGGCGCGGCAGGCGGTGCAGCGGCAGCCGTCGTATTGATAGGTCGCCCGGGTCCCATGGTCCGGGGCGCTCAGCGGCACCAGTCCCAGCCCCACGGCGTGAGCGGCTCGCTCGACGGCGGGTCGAGTTCGATGCCATCGACCAACCGGAGACACCGACGCGCCCGAGCCTGACGCTGCATACATTCCGGGTCCTTTCGCGGGGGGACTCGTAGGATGCGGCGAAACGAGGACGGCTCAGCGGGCGTGGCGCGCCGTGGCGCGGAATGTCACGATCGAGGGAGCGCGATCTTGAACCCGGCGTACGCGCGGGCATCCTCCAGGCGCACCCGGGGACGGCCCGGGCGGGGATACTGCAGCGGGAGCTCCCCCGCCTGGAGGTCCCGCCAGACCGTGCGCGCACTGACGTTGGCCATCGTCGCCACCTGGCTGATTGTGAGGAGTCGGACGTGCGGATCGAGGCCGTCCACGTAGGCCAGCACGCGGCGCGCGGTGGCGAGCGCATCCGTGAGCCGGCGGCCGGCGCGCAGCCGCCGCACGTGGGACGCCGGGTCGCGCCGATCGACGTCGACGACGACGACGACAGCCATGGCGGGAGGTCCTTGGAACAACTCAGCGGGGCGGCGCTGCGATGGACCAGCGTAGCGGTCGAGGTGTGCTCGTGTCTGTTCGGTAGATGGCCGTGCGGAAATACGATAGCCGTGGGGGTGGCGATGGCGCACAATGCTCGCGTGGACGGACTGGTGACGGGGCGCATGGTCTACTACGTGGCGTACGGGACCCCGGGCGGCGAGTATCCGGCCGGCGTCGCGCGCGCGGCGGTGGTCACAGAGGTAGACGCGGCTCACCCGGACAATCGCATCGGCCTCTGTATCCTGAATCCGACCGGGCTCTTCTTCACGCGCGGCGTGCGGTACGACGCTGCGAAAGTCCCGGGCACCTGGCACTGGATGTTCGACGGCCAGCAGACGCGCTACACGCCGACTCCCCCGCCGGCCTGATTATGGACGTCGGCACCTTCACCGCGCACCCCGAGCTAGTGGACTTGCCGCCGCTCGTGCGCCGTCAGCGGACCCTGGAAGCCCAGATCGTCCCCTTCGGCCCATTGCTCCAGGAAGAAAAGACCGTCCGGCAGGCGATCGATGGCCTCTTGATCGCCGCGGGGCTCATCCCAGGGTCGCACGTGACCTGTAACGGCTACGATGTGACGCA